AATGATTATTCCAATAAACTTCTCAACAATGGTTAGCGGATTCTTTTGTGGGTACGAAAGCAAAAGTAATAGTACTACTATAAAAATACACAGACACTTATTATCAGAATTTGGACTAAAGGTTTGCAAAGACCTTAAAAAACTAAAACCTATCAATGACGATTGAAGAGATATATAAAGTTATTGGAGGATTAAGGCAGGTCTTTATGGGAATAGCTGGACAATATGTGAAATCCGAATACAAAATGGAGGATGCTGTTCAAGAGTTATTTGTAATCTTTTTACAAATGAATCCTGATACTCTAAAAAGAATATACGAACAAGATGGGAGGAAAGGACTAATAAGATATGGAGCTACAACATTAAGAAGAAACTTTACATCAAATAAAAATACATATTATTATAAGTACAGAAGGTATTATACTTTATTCCCATCACAATATTATTACAATGAAAATCATTATGGGAATATAGATTCTAAAGATAGTAATAATACATGGGAATATTTTGAGAAGATGGATGTAGAATTAGATAAATTATATTGGTATGATAGGGAGGTATATAAACTATATTACAGTTTAGAGGGAGAAACACTTGACTCATTATCAAAGAAAACAGGAATCAGTAGGAATAGTATATTTAGTACAATAGATAATGTACGGAAGCATCTAAAAAAGGTTTTGAAAGATGAGTAGATTCTTTGTGGATAAAAAAATATATAAAGAGAGATTAGATATATGTAGAGGTTGTGATAAGTATATTAAAGTAACAGGAAATTGTTCTGTATGTTTATGTTTTATGAGAGTGAAAGCATCTATTGGACAAATGAGTTGTCCTGAAAAGAAATGGACAGCAACAGGAGTGATACAAAAGGTTGATGATATTCCTAAACACTTAAAAAAAGAAGCAAAAGAAATTTGGAAAGATATTGAAAAAGGAATAGCAAAAGATATGGAGGCAAAACATAAAGCAGTTGAACTATATAATACAATTTATGAAGGAAATTTCAATAAAAATAGTAATTGTGGCTCTTGCCTTAACACAGTATATGAAGGAATTAAAAGAATAATAAATGAAAACAATTAAAGGTAAAAAAGTAGGTCGTAAAAAGAAACCTGTATATAATAGTATCTTTGGAGATTATGATGATACTGATTTAGATAAAAAAGTGATAACAATACCTAAAATCATAAATCAAGATATTGGGTGGGAATTACAATCAGGAATGAAAAGAACTACTGTAGCATATGAAAATCAGTATTTAGAAAGTAAATTTACAAGATGAAATATAAAAATATAAAACATATACTAAAACATCATATCAAAAGTAATATAAAATCATTATGGACTTATGATGAGGACAAGAAAGAGTTTACTCAGATATATAAAAACTATGAAGATGAATTACAAATATATACTGCTGAACAATTATTAAGGAGAGTACAAACTTTAGAGGAGGATGAAATGTCCGTAGATTAAATATGAAATTTCTTTGTAATAACTGTAAACAAATAATAGAACTACATAGAGTCAAATTTACAATGAGCTTAAGGGAGTCTAGATTAGTATGTAAAGAGGCTGTATGTTGTGATGATTATATGGAACAAATAATGACAGATGAATACGAAGGACTACCAGAAATAAAAAGAAATGAGATGATTCATAGCAAACCGGATGGAGATAAATTATGGTTAGATGCGAAGAAAAAACTAGCAAGTGGAGAACCTCCAAAAAATAAAAACAACTAAAATACTTTATATTATATGAAACTAAAAATCAATGAGTTAGTACTCAACAAAAGTAATCCTAGAATAATTAGAGATGAAAAATTTAAGAAGCTTGTAAAATCAATAAAAGAATTTCCTGAAATGTTAGAGCTTAGACCTATTGTAATTGATGAGGATAATGTAATTTTAGGAGGGAACATGAGGTATCGAGCTTGTAAAGAAGCTGGACTAAAAGAAGTACCTGTTAAAAAAACAGAAAACTTAACAGAAGAACAAAAAAATGAATTTATAGTAAAGGATAACGCAAGTTATGGAGAGTGGGATTGGGATATTTTGGCAAATGAATGGGAGATAAATGACTTAGAAGATTGGACAATATCTGTGCCTATTAAAAAGAATACAGAAGTATTATCAGACCTTCAATATGAATCAATATATTACGAACCGAAAAAGAAACCTGATGTAAATCTTATAGATTGTATTGATTTAACAAAGTTCAATGAGAAATTAGAAGCTCTAAATGAATATAAAATTTCAGATAAACAAAAAGAAACTTTAAAGTGGTTCGCATATAGATTTATTAAAATAGACTTTGAAAATGTTGCTAATTATTATTTCTTCAATGCTGATGATGAGGAACAAAAAGCTATTGAACGATTACGACTTGTATTATCTGACAACTCTATGGAAGGATTTATAGAAGATGATTTACTAAAAATATTAAATAAATTTCAAATCAATGATTGATATATTCATACCAAGCTATCACAGGTCAGATAATCTAAAAACAGTAAAATATTTTCTAAAACTAGGTTATGATTCAAAAAAAATTCATGTATTTATAGATAACGAAACCGATGACATAGAGGAGTATAAAGAAGAAACAGAAAAACTTAACTGCAACTTACATATTTTTGATATGGAAACAGCAAGGAGCCGTTTCAATTATGTACACAGACCAAGCATATCAAGAAGGTCAGCAGGACAAGCTCGTAATATGTTTTATGAGTTTGCAAAGAAATTAAATATTGATTTTTACATGGCAACAGATGACGATACATCTACTTATACTATTAGACCATTTTCAGTATATCAAAGACCTGCAAATATTGATGATATAAACTATGTATTTAAATCAATTAAGAAATTTATGCAAAAAAGGAATATTGGAACATTCGGACTTAGTCAAGGAGGTGACCTTTTCCCTAAAGTATGGAGAAAAATACTTAGACTAAAAGTAATGAATACAACTTTTTATGATACTAGATTTATTTATAGAGGAGAAAGAGGAGTGCAGGATAATGATACAAGTCAATTTGTAGGTATAATGAATGAAGGGTACTTTACAGGAAGTTTAGCAACAGGACTAATATTAGTTCCGACACAATCAGCAACAGCAAAAGGAGGTTTGACAGATTTATATCATGAATGTAAGTTATTAAATAAATCTTTAATCATACCGATACAATTTCCTAGCTGTTCTAGAGCAGAAAAACAAGTTATGAATGGAGGAAGATTACATCATAGAATAAATTATAGATATTTGATGCCAAGAATAATTAAAGGAAAAAGAAGTAATATAGCATGGAACACATATAAGGAGGATGTTCCATTTACAAACGAACCTAAAAGAATAAAAAATAATGGACAAAAGTAGGCACATAAAAAAGGAGAGTATTATAAAAGCTTTGGAAGCTAGTTTAGGAGTGGTAACTATAGCTTGTAAAAAGACAGATACACCAAGAAGTACATTTTATAAATGGTTGAATGAAGATAAGGAATTTGCAAAAGAAGTAAAGGACATAGAAAATATTGCTTTGGATTTTGCTGAGAGTCAATTACACAATCAGATAGAAAAAGGAAATACATCAGCTACAATTTTTTACTTAAAATGTAGAGGTAAAAAAAGAGGATATATTGAGCGTTCAGAATTAGATATCACAAGTGGAGATGAACCTATAAAGATTAATATAAAAATAGATGGAACTGACTATTAGTCCAACCTTTACAAAGACACAAAACCAAGCAATAAAATACCTATTTGATAATAAAACAAACGATATACTATTTGGAGGTGCAGCGGGTGGTGGTAAATCATTTATAGGTTGTGCTTGGCTGATATTACTTTGTATTAAATATCCAGGAACAAGATATTTGATGGGGAGGTCTAAATTAGACAATCTTAAAAAAACTACATTAAACACCTTTTTTGAAATATGTACAATGTGGAATATAAGAAGTGGGAAACATTTCAATTTCAATGCAGGTAGTAATATAATAACATTCTATAATGGTTCTGAAATACTATTAAAGGATTTATTTCATTATCCATCAGACCCTAATTATGATTCGTTAGGTTCATTAGAGATTACAGGAGCCTTTATTGACGAGAGTAGTCAGATAACAGAAAAAGCAAAAAATATAGTAAACAGTAGGATTAGGTATAAATTAGATAAATACAATCTAATACCAAAACTCTTATTAACTTGTAATCCATCTAAGAATTGGACATATACACAATATTACAGACCAGAAAAGGAAGGTAAAATAGAACCCCATAAAAAGTTTATACAAAGTTTAGTAGATGACAACCCTTATATTTCAGTACACTATAAAGGTCAGTTAGAGAAACTAGATGAAATTAGCAAACAAAGATTATTATTTGGGAATTGGGAATATGACGCAAATCAAGATAATCTAATAAACTATAATTCAATTATGAATCTATTTGAGCAAAAAGGAATAGAGGGAGATAAATACATAACTTGTGATGTAGCTCGTTTTGGAACAGATAAGACTGTTGTTATGTATTGGGAAGGGTTGTATATCAAAAACATAATAACATTCCTTAAAAGCTCTGTAAATGAGGTTATAAACGAAATCAAGAGGGTTCAACAATTAAATGGTGTAAATCTTAGAAATATAATTGTAGATGAAGATGGAGTTGGGGGAGGTGTGGTTGATGTGTTGAGGTGTAAAGGATTTTTGAATGGAGGTAAAGTTATAAATAAAGAAAACTATCAGAACCTAAAAACACAATGTTATTATAAACTTGCCGATATGATAAACAAAGCACAAATAGGAATACATACAAATGATATAACACAAAAGAATCATATCATAGAAGAATTGGAACAAGTTAGGTCTAAAGATATGGACAAAGATGGTAAACTAAAATTACTACCTAAAGAGATTATTAAAGGAATTATAGGTCGTTCTCCTGATTATTCAGACGCAATGATGATGAGAATGTACTATGAGTTAAATCCGAATTTAGGGAAGTATTTTGTACAGTAAACTAATTATTAAAAAAATCCTTTATATAGTATGAACTTTACATTATTAAAATCAGGAACATTAACAAAACACTCACTCCCAAAGAAGTGGGATGACTTACCATTAAAAAAATATGTTAGGTTGATGAAATCCTTACAAGATAAAGAAACAAAAACAACTTTAGAGAAAACAGTCAATATCATAAGGATATTATCTGATGTATCAGAAGAAGATATTTTAAGACTACCTGTTAAAAATATAAATCAATTAGGAGGACATTTAACAGATTTTCTAAAAACAAGGCCTAATGATGAATTGAATCATATAATAAAGATAAAAGGAGTTGAATATGGTTTCCATCCTAAATTATCAGATATTAGTTTTGGGGAATGGGTTGATATTGATGCCTTTATAAACGAAGGAGCAAATGATAATCTACATAAGATAATGGCAATTCTATATAGACCAATAACATTAAAGAAGGGAGATAAATATCAAATAGAACCTTACGAACCTTGTAAAGATAGGGAACAGATTATGTTAGATAATCTAAAGGTAGGGGACTTTTATGGGGTGTCGGTTTTTTTTTTAGATTTAGGGAGGGAGTTGTTAAATCATTCCCTAGTATCTTCAATCCAGACTCTGAAAGCAATGAAAATGGAGGAGGAAATTTAATGAGTAATAAGTGGGGTTGGTACAGTAGTTTGTATCACTTAGCTGACCAGAAAATACAAAATATGGAAGCAATAACAAAAATAGGTATTTACGAATGTTTAACTTTCATAAGTTACAGACAAGATGAAGTAGCAGTAAATAACTCAAATATAAAAGTATAATGGCAATTAGATTCAAAACTTACGGAAATGTAGTAAATACTCTTAAATGTATTGGAGAACAACATAAAGAAATTCAGAGTGTTACTACGGGAGATATTTGGGATATTGATTTAGAAAAGAATACCCTCTTCCCTCTCTACCATATTAATCCAGTTTCAGTTGATGTTAGTATGAATCAAAAAACTTTTAACTTCCAGCTCTTTGTTATGGATATCGTAGATGCTGATGGGGATGCTGAACAATATGTTTTAAGTGATACACTGCAAATCATAACAGATATTATTGCAATATTAAAACATGGAGAGATACTTTATGGATATGACGCATCACATGGAGAGGAG